TTACTGCGTCAGCCGTTGGTCGGTTGGGCATGGGGGATCTACCCACGTTTCCGTGTGTGAGGCCCGCACCTTGCAAGGGGTGTACGCCGTCCGAGGTTTAGAGGCTGTGGGTTGATTATAGCAGCGGTTCGGCTTTGCGCCACATGGAGGGGGTGTGGTTGTTTTCGATTTCTTTTTTGGTTTCGCGGCTGTCGTAGAGACGGAGGATGTGGATGCAGGGGTCGCCTTGTTCGAATTCTTGGTCTTCTTGTTCTGTGGTAGGGAGGCCGTCGTGGGTGTAGCAGATTGCGGGGCCGCACCAGCCGTTTCGGATTCCGGTGTTGAGCCATTCGTGGAAGGTCATGGTTTAGTTCCTTGTGAGTTGGATGATGGTGAGGGTGAGTGTTGCTGTTTGGAGGGCGAGGAGGAGGGTGAGCGGCCAGTTTTTGGGGCGGTTGGCTCGGATGTCGTAGAGTTCGTCTTCGAGGTTTTCGATTTCGGTTTGGAGGTCGTCGTTTTCTTCGGTGAGTTCGGTGAGGATTGACTGATAGCGCATGATGGTGGTTTGTTGTTCGAGGATGGTTGCGTCGTGTTCATTCCATGTCATTTGATTTCTACCTCGTTCATAAGTGGTTGGTCGTCGGTGATTCGGTTGACAGCGATTTGGACGTATTCGGGGTTGAGTTCTACCCCAATATAGTTTCGGTTGTGTCGGAGGGCGACGGTGGCGACGGTTCCTGATCCGGTGAATGGGTCGAGGATGAGGTCGTTTTCGCGGCTGGTGGCGAGGATGGGGGGTTCGCAGAGGGCTTCTGGCATGACTGCGAAGTGTGCGCCTTTGAAGGGTTTGGTGTTGATTGTCCAGACGGAGCGTTTGTTTCTGCGTCCGTCTTGTCTTGTGAGGTTGCTGGTTACGCCTTCGCCGTGGACAACGCGTTGGGTTCCGTTGCGCCGTCCGTCTCCGACTATGACGTTTCCTGCTGTTGCTCCGGCGGCTTTGCGTTCTTTCCATGTTGCACCGGGGGCGGTTTTTGCTTCTTCGTCTATGGTTGATGAGTCAAAGAAATACTTTGGTGATTTGGTGAGCATAAACAGGTATTCGTGGGCTTTGGTGCATCGGTCGGTGACGGATTCTGGCATGGGGTTGGGTTTATGCCAGATAATGTCTTGGCGTAGCCACCAGCCTGCTTCTTGAAGGGCGAACGCTACTCGCCACGGGATACCAACAAGGTCTTTTGGTTTGAGTCCTTCTACCCCACCGACGCTAAATCGTTTGTCTCGGTTGGTGCGTCCGTCGTTGAATCCGTTTTGTCCGGTTCCGTTGTTTGCTGTACCGTTGTAGGAGTCTCCGAGGTTGAGCCACAGCACCCCGTCGTCCCGCAAGACTCGACGCACTTCCTCGAACACGGCAACCATTTCTGCGACGTACTCAGCAGGTGACTGTTCCAAGCCGATCTGTCCATCGTGGCCGTAGTCTCGTAGCCCCCAATACGGCGGGCTGGTAATACAGGCTTGTACGGTGTTGTCGGGGATGTCTTTGAGTCGTTGACGCACGTCGCCAACAAGGATGGTCGCTTTCACTTCTCTCCTTTGGGTAATTGACTGATTACATGAAGTTTGTTCGGCAGGGGCAGGGGGCGAGGGTGTTGTCGGGTTGTTCGATCCAGCCGTTCCAGCAGTTGCCGCAGGGCTGCCAGATGGGTTGGGGGTCTGAGTCGGGGTTATTTGTAGGCTGCAAGTTTTCTGGTTCGTCGGCCCAGCGTCCTTGATTGAGCCATGTGGTGGGGTGGGCGATGTAGTGGGTTTCTTTGGGGCGCGTGAGGTTGTAGAGGTGGAGTCCGGCGAGGATGGTTTCGAGGCTGGTTTTTTTTCGTGCTCTTTTGAAGGCGGTGCGTGCTCCGTCTTTGCCGACTTTACGGGGGTACATCTGCCAGAACTCATCGAATCCGTCATCGTTAGATGATGAAGATTCTGATTCTTGGCTCTGGTTAAGAATGGCTATGGTTTGGTTATCACTTTTGAATAGACCCGTCTGTTCATTTTGGGGGGACGGTCTATTCATTGTGGATAGACCTCTATTCATTTTGAGAGTGTATTCGTTGCTGGTGTGGTCGCCTGTCTCGGATTTCTGGTGGCGGACGGTGACTGCTCCGAAGGCAACAAGTTCGTCTATTGCCCGGTCAACTGTGGATAGTCCGATCCGGGCTTTAGCGGCGATGCTTTTTCGAGAGGGGTGGCATTTACCGGTGTCGCTGTTCGCGTACCGGTTAAGTACTGCGTAGACCCTGACGGCTGATGCGGTGATGTCGCCGTATAGCACCCATTCTGGGATGATGGCGAAGTATTCTTCGGCTTCGACGCGCATATTCCTCCTCGTAGATTTCTTTCCCCACTCACAAGCATAGCACTTGCACTTGTCGTGTCAAGGTGTATACTCGTGTTGGAACGGAAACCTCCTCGGTTTACGCTTCTCCCCCATTGTCGGAAAGGTCGCCCTTTGGGGCGGCCTTTCTGCTTTACACTAGGAACACGATGAGCGGTACGAATAACAGCGGTCGCCGTGAGGTGTCGCAAGCCGACAAGGTGCGGTTTTGGGAGTCGCGTGCTGCGGGCATCTCGATCAAGGAAGCCTGCAAGATTGCGGGGATTCATTACAACACGGGGCAGAAGTGGGATGCGAAACGTCGCCGGTTGCAGGCTGAGTTGCAGGTTGCGGAAATGGCAGAGAAAACTGCCATTGTTAAGGCGAATCCGTCTGGTCGGGACATTCAAAGGCTCCGTACTGAGATTGACAGTATTGCCGAGTTGCCTCCGGTCATTCCTTACGACAGGCTTTCGGATCGGGCGAAACGCGGCTGGGATGATTTCGACTACTTTCGACGCGTTTATTTGGGGCGTGTTCCGTCGCCGTGGCAGGTAGAAGCCGCATACCAGATCGTTCAGTACCTAGAGTCCGAAGAAAAAGAGTTCCTAGTTCTGAACTGTCCCCCCGGCGCAGGTAAATCAACGCTGTTTCATGATGTTGCCGTCTGGTGTATCGTCCGCAACCGGGCGATCCGTGTGCTCATCGGCTCGATTTCGCAAACTTTGGCGAAAATGTACTCGCGTCGTATCCGCGAAACCCTTGAACGACCTACCCGCCTGATCGCTGACCCCGAGTTGGTGCGCAAGGGGCTGGCTATTGACGCTGAAGGATGTCTCGCGCAGGACTATGGCAGGTTTAAACCGACTGCTTCGGGGTCGTTGTGGCGTGCCGAGGAGTTCATTGTGGAGCAAACTGGTCTTTCGGGGCTGGACAACAAGGAACCCACCGTCTCGGCGTACGGTATTGACTCCGAGTTCATCGGTCACCGTGCTGACCTGTGTCTTTTTGATGACGTGGCTTCCCCAGAAAACGCTAAAGAGTCCGTGGCCCGCGACCGATTACTTGAACGGTGGGACTCGATGGCTGAAGCCCGCTGCGATCCGGGCGGGCTGGTAGCCGTGATCGGGCAGCGGCTCGGCCCCGGCGACCTGTACGCCCATTGCCTCAACAAAGTCACCTACGACGACATCGACGAAGAAGACGACGCTTCCGGCGAGGACGCAACCGTGGAAGAACGCCTGCGCGACCCCGTAAAAAAGCAGAAATACCATCACATCACCTACAAGGCGTACTACGAGGAACTGGATTCCGGCCCTAAGTCCCGCTCAAAAAATTCGAAAGCGTGGCCTGACGGCCCGCTACTCGATCCGGTGCGTCTCCCGTGGAAAGACTTGTCGTTCATCAAACACAACCAGCCCAACAAGTTCCGGGTTGTCTATCAGCAAGAAAACATTGATACCGACTACCAGTTGGTTGAACGTCCGATGCTGGTTGGTGGGCAGGGAATGGACGGGGTGTTCTATCAGGGTTGTATTGACCGGGATCGGCAACCCGGCTGGATTCGACGCGACCTTGCCTCCCCGTGGGTATCCATTATCACCGTCGACCCGTCACCCGCAAACTTTTGGGGTGTGATCTGGACAATCGTTCAACCTGACCTCGGCCTCTACCACGTCGTAGACCTCGAACGAGTCAAACTGACCGCCGAAGAACTCCTCGGGTACAATATGTCCACCGGACAGTACATCGGCATCCTTGAAGACTGGGTGCAACGAGCAGAAGATTCCGGCTACCCCGTCTCCCACATCGTTGTCGAAGTCAACGCCGCCCAAAGATTCCTTCTCGCCCACGATTTCGTACGCCGCTGGCAGGCGTTACGGCAGGTCATCATCATCCCGCACACCACCAGCCGAAACAAACTGGACGAAAATCTCGGTTTGGAAGCCCTCATCCCACCGGTCGTCCGTTCCGGCTCCCTTCGCCTACCGACGCTCACAGCGAACTGGAAAACGTTGGCGTTGGTAGACGAACTGGTAACGTGGACGAAAGATAAGAAACGGGGCACCGACCTCGCGATGGCACTCTGGTTCATGCTGTTGCACGCACCGAAACTGTCTGAACCGAAACTGCCCCCTCGAATGTGGCGACCTTCCTTCCTAGCAGGATAAATCGTGTATCCTTACAGGCAAGTCTGCCCTAAGGAGCATGAGTGCGATCTATCGAAGAAATTGTCGCGATCTATAAGAGCCGCCGACAGAAACTTGGGCCGGTGTTCCAGCAGATGCAGGCTGTCAGGGAACTTGCCGATGGCGATGTGATTATCCCGTTGAACGAGTTGGATCGGAACGCCCGGTCTTCGGTAGCGAACCTGCTGGTACAGGGTTTGGATCAGATGTCGATGCGGGTGGCTTCCACGATGCCTTCCCCGTTTTTCCCGGCGTTGAAGGACGGGTCGGAACGTTCTAAGGATTTGGCTTCTTTGCGCAAGAAGGCAATGTTGGGGTTCTGGGATCACAACAAGATGAACATGAAGTTGCGTCGCCGCGCCCGTCATCTTCTCGCCTACTCGAACAGTCCGGTGATCTTGAAGCCTGATTTCAAGACGCTCACTCCGAAGTGGCATATCCGCAACCCGTTGGACACCTACCCGTGTCCGACCGACGATCTAGAGAATCCTGTCCCGTACGACTGCATCTTCACCTACCGCAAGCCGTACTCATGGCTGCTGCACAACTATGGCTATCTGATTGACGGCGTGTTGCGTGTCGGCAAGGTGGAGTACGACACGATGTTCACAATCTTGGAGTATGTGGACGAGAACGAGATCGTGTTGGGTGTGTTGGGCATGGAGGACGATCCTGCGTTGACTCCGAGTCAGCGGGCGGGCCACGATTTTGTGGAGTTGGAACGCATCATCAACCGTGCTGGGGTGCCGTTGGCGGTCATCCCGCAGCGCATCACGTTGAATAAGCCTCGCGGCCAGTTTGACGGGCTGCTCGGTATGTATTACACGCGCGCCCGTTTGCAGGCTCTTACCGAGATCGCTATTGAACGAGGCATCTTCCCCGACGAATATCTTGTCGCTCGACCCGGTGAGAACCCGGAGATCATCCAGTTGGCTTCCGGCAAGGAAGGATTGTTGGGTGTTGTCAAGGGCGGCGATCTTCGCACACAGCAGGTGAACCCCGGCTATAAGACCGAACAGGCGTTGGATCGTCTTGAACGGCAGGAACGGCTGGAAGGTGCGATCCCGGCAGAGTTCGGTGGCGAATCCGCTACGAACATTCGTACCGGCCGACGCGGCGAATCCGTACTTGCAGCAACCGTCGATTTCCGTGTACAGGAAGCACAAGAACTGTTCGCGTCATCGTTGTTGGAGGAAGACAAGATCGCGATTGCGATTGAGAAAGCGTATTGGGGTGATGCTTCCAAGTCGTTCTTCATTCCCGGTCGCGCTACGTCCGGCAAGGTTGATTACACGCCGAACAAGATTTGGGAAACCGACTTCCATTATGTCGCATATTCGGCTGCCGGTACCGATGTCAACAACCTGATTATTGGGTTGGGTCAGCGTGTTGGTACTGGTCTGATGTCGAAAGAGTCGGCACGTGAGGCTGATCCGCTGATCTCCGACCCCGATATGGAACATGATCGCATCGTGTCCGAAGGTGTGGAGGCCGCGTTGCTTGCTTCGATTCAGCAGCAGGCCGCAAACCCGCAAGGCCCATATCAGCCTGCTGATCTCGCATCCCTTGTCAAGAAGGTGATGGTGGAGAACAAGAGTTTGTATGATGCTGTTGCTGAGGTTGATCGTGAGGCGCAGGAACGTCAGGCTCAGGAAGTTCCGGCTGGCGCACCTGAGGGTATGCCCGGTTTGGCGATGCCCGGTATGGGGGCTGAGGCTCCGATGGCACCACCGGGTCAAGGTGGCGGCATCGAATCGTTGCTCGCACAGTTGGGAGGTTGATCGTGGCTGACTATCCGAATCGCTCCGACCTTCGTAACCCTGCTACCCGCAAGGTGGCGTTCACCGGACAAACCTACGGGCAGGCTGCGCAGCAGGCTGCGGCTCAGCAGGCTGTCTCGCCCGGTTCTGCCCCTGCTCAGGTTCAAGCACAACAAGCAGCGCAACAGCAACCTGCCCCCGTTCCGGGTGCGAAACCGTTGTTCCGACCTACGGAACGCCCAACGGAACCGTTGACTGCCGGAGCAGATTTTGGTGCTGGCCCCACCGGTCAGCAGGCTGGCATTGTTCCTCGCATCATCCCTTTCGATCAGGTCGTTGAAGAACTCCGCACGTTGTATCGGATGTTCCCGAATGAGGATTTGGCTGACATGATTTCTAAGTACGGGAATCGCGGGTACTGATGTCGGGTTTTGATTTCACACCTGATGAGGAAAATCAGATCGCAAAAGAGTTAGGTCAGATCGATAACGATTTGGCGCAGATGGAACGTTCCTCTACTCCGCAGGTTGCGTCAACGCTTGGCAGTTTGTACAGGGATCATCCGTACGCTTCGCCGGGGGTGTTGTTGTCGTTGTCGAAGGCGATCAGCGTGGGGGCGATGGGTGCTGATCGTGCGGCGCAGATCATTATTGATGCGACGAAACAGGCTGTTCAGAATCCACCGGAGAAGAAGAAGAAGTCGTGGTGGGAACGAAATATTTATGACAAGGTGAAAACTGGTTCGCGTTGGACGATGGCTGGTTTGAACTTTGTACCACAGTTCGTTCAGGGTGGTGTCGCCCAGATTTTTGATGAGAACGATTCGGTTGACGGCTGGTTCATTTCTACCGATCTCGGTACTTTGATTGCGAACGATGAGGTTGCTGGCGACGGCTGGTTCATGGGTGGTCGTGCCGCTGAACTTCAGGCCCAACGCGCCCGCGAATATCGCGGCGAAATTGACGGTCACGCGTGGACTATCGGACGCGGATTCGCAAGCCTCATCACCCAACCCGGCTCGAAGGAATACAACATTCTGTCCGGTTTGGTTGATGCTAGTGCGGCTATCGCGATCCCTGCTGTTCCCGGTGGCGCGGCAATCAAGGGTGGCGCGAAAGCGTTGTCGGCTCAGACGGGTTTGCGTACGTTGGCAGGTTTGGCAGACGCAGAATCAGCCGTTATCGACACCGCAAAAGTTGCAGGCTGGTTGCGTTCCAAGTCGGGCCGTGCTGTTATCAGCCGAATAACCAGCATCGAGAACATCGATGAAGCGATGTCTATTTTTCCGAAGGTAGACGACCCGAAGTTCTGGTTTGATGTCGTTGATTCTAAAACGGATGCCGACACTCTCCGAATGTTGGAAGACACCCTCGGAACATCAGGCCCACGCAATATCAAGGACATCAACATCGGACGTATTGATGATGTCAAGCGATCATTGTTGAATTCAGATTTCGCGAATGGTCGCGCGTCCGGTATCAAGAAACTGTTTGATTCACTTCCCGGCGACCATATTGTTTTGCATGGCGGGAATACGCGCGATGCAGCGCAGTCCATCAGGAACATGAATAACTATCTGATGTTGTTGAAGGTTGACCCCGAGGAACGCATCGGACTTGTTGACCGGTATGCACGCGCGCTATCTACTGGTGTTGTGAGCCGTACGCCAGAAGATATGTACGGAGTTGTTGGCGCGTTTCAGGATGCGATGACTGCTGCGTTGAAGAAGATGAATGTGCCGGACGAGGCGATTACCAAGTTTAAACAGTCGATGCGCGATTTCACCGAGAATAAAGCGGTTTATGGTGCCGGTGACGATGCTGCAAATCCCACTAATTTTGGTGCACGGACAGTTTTGCAAGATGCGCAACTGGTGTACGCCCCGTTGGGGACAGCAGCGTTGGAATCTGAAATGCTTCAAATGGCACAAATGGTTCTTCCTGACCCAAGACAAATTCGACGCATGGTTTCAAAGGTCGGTTGGATCACCGGCAAAACAGGCAAATTTGATCCGTCCAAATATGGAGAGTTGCGACTTCCATTTTCCATGCTCGAATCGTTCCAGCAGGAAATCTGGCGACCGCTGACACTCATGACACCCGGTTACGTATTGCGAAACCTTACGGACTCTGCGTTCCGTCTGTCATCCGAATCGTCTCTACAGGGTGGTGTCTACCATCCGTTGCAATGGATTCAGATTGCAATGAAAAAGAAGTTCAGGGGCGATTTACTTGGGCGGGGTTTTGAGGATACCGCTGAAGGTGTGTTGCGGAACGGCGTGTCGGAATATAAGCAAGCCATTGGTCAGACAATGCGCGAGAATATGAACCCTGTTTTCAACGAACGACGCGCATATCGGTCGAAAGAATGGAACTTTGTAAATAGGTCGGCTGGTTCCAAATATCGTAAAGGTATTCAAGATGAAGTGACATTGCTCCATGATGATTTGGTGACTCGTATGTTGGCACAGGGTTCACGCCCTGACGAAGTTATTTATCATCTGCAAACAACAACCGAAGGAAAAAACTATCTCAAGAGCCTTCAGGCAAGATGGTCAAACCGCGAATTCCCTAAAGGCGATGGGACATTTGTTGTCGGCACATCGGACATTATCCGCGCCGATGGAACATTCAACGAAGACAGTATCCGATTTTTTGTGGAGGGATATGCTGCTCCACGATTGAAGGATGTAACTCGCGACAACCAGTTGCTTGTCGACGCTGTTGCCAATGGGAAGTTCACAGCCGTGGACGGAACCGAACTGTCAATGTTTGTTACCAAGAACGGTATACCTATTGAATATGACAAAGAATGGAATGAGGCCGTCCAACGACTGATTGATTCAGGTGCCGATCTAAAAGAATTTTATAAGTATCGGGCAGAGATCGCTGATGTAGTGCGCGAGGGCGGGAAATCTGCTCAGACACGCAGAGTGCTTGCTGGATGGGATAAGGCAACCGATCATTTCTTCTCGTCTCTTTATCCGAAGCGTTCCGCATACCTTATGCAGTCTCCCGCATTCCGGCAGTATTATTATAAGCAAATTGGCAACCTGATTGATGAGGTTGATGCGCGCGGCTTGCAGGATATCCGGCTGGCGTTGGAGAAAGCCGCGAAGAAAGACGGCTTGTCTAGCCTTAGCGGGAAGGCTGGCGAAAAATGGTTACGTAAATATATTGGTGACACAGCGACAGGAAAATTTTTGGGCGATATCGGTGTTTCAGAACAAACATTGACACGCCGGATTATTGATAAAATCAACTCTGGTCAAGCGACAGGCAAACTGTCATTGGCTGAAATTGACTCGTACGCAAAAGGTTTCGCATTAGACGAAACAAAACGACTGTTCTACAACGCCGCCGAAAAATCAAACTTCGCAGACATCCTTCGAGTTGTCGCACCATTCGGATCGGCATGGGCAGAAGTAACCTCATCATGGGCAAAGATCGCCATGTCCAACCCCGAAACCGTCAAGCGTGTCGGCCTCACCGTTCAAGGACTACGTAACGCTGACCCCGATAATGATGGCAAGGGTTTCTTTTGGAAAGATCCGGTGTCAGGTGAATGGTCATTCCATTATCCATTCTCCGATCAAATCGGCCCACTTGTCTCATACTTTGGTGGCATTGGTGCTCTTGGCGGTTTGGCTGTTGGAGGCGTAAAGGGGGCCGTCGCTGGCGGTCTTGGCGGTGCGTCCGTCGGTGGCGTGTTGCAGGGGGCGATGCCAACTCCCGGTGTCAATTTGACTGCCCCCGCGAAAACCCTGACGATGGGTTTGAATGTCGTGCCGGGTGTCGGCCCGATGGTTCAGATCGCCGCCAGCAAACTGCTTGGTAAACTTCCTGAAGCAGACGGTGTGCGAAAGTTGTTGGCACCGTACGGCGAACCCGATCTGACAGTTGTTCCGTCGTGGGCACAAAAGTTGATTGCTGCGACACAAGACCCGGAACAGAACCGGCTGATGGGTGACATGACTATTGAAGTCATGCAAGTTCTCCAAGCCACAGGCAAATACGATCTCACAGACCCGGCAGAAAAGGAACGGCTGCTTGCTGACGCTACTGGTCGCGCCCGGATGCTGCTGATGTTGCGATCGCTTGGGCAGGCTGTCGGCCCTACCCGCCCAGATATCGAATTCAAAGTGCCGACTAACGAAGGCGATATGTACGCCAAAGAACTAGCACGCGCGTTCCGCGATATGCAGAAACAAAACTACGACACCGCTATCCCGCGGTTTATGCAAACCTTTGGTGAGGATGCGTTCCTGTATGTCGCAGGAAAGTCAAAGGCAACGGCTGGTGGGCTGGATGCGTCGACAGAGTTCGGTAACTTTGAACGCACCAACGGAAGCGTGTTCACCCGCTATAAAGATGTGGCTGGATACTTCGCCCCTGTTGGAACGAACTTTGACTATCAGGTGTATCTACGTCAGTTGAATACAGGTAGCCGCCAAAAGTTGAAGCCGTCCGAACTGATCGAAGAAGCGCAGGCTCTTGTCGGCAAATCGTTGTATAAGTCTGCTGTCCGTCTTGCAGGCCCGAACCCGACCGGCGATCAACAGGATTATCTGCGTATGCTTCGAGCCACGATTGGTTCAATGTATCCCGGGTATCTAACTCAGCCGGTTGATATCAATAAGCAACCTTCGCTGATGTTGCAGGCAGAACAAGCGGCGCAGGACTCTTTGCTTGACGGCAATCCTGTGGCTGAAGGGGCGCGGCTTTATTTCCAAATTCGGCAGCAGGCTTTGAATGAAGCGAACCAGCGTGGCGTATCTAGTTTGGGTGGCAAAAAGGTTGCTGATCTTCGCGGCTGGTTGCGTGGGGCAGCGGAACAGATTATTGCCCGCTACCCAGAGTTTGAACGTTTGTATGATCGTTTGTTGTTCAATGAAATTGATATTGATGCAGGGGTGATTTGATGAGTGACGGTCAAGATACTGGCGCACAGGATTCTGGCATCAACCAGATTCTTGCTGCTATCGGCGCGGTTCCGATGGGATCGATGGCTTCAAACCAGCCGGTCTACAACCCACCTCCGCGTATCGCCCGTCAGGGTTCTCATGGTATGCGCCCCTACACCGGCAATAATCTTGTTGACGACAACAACAACATTACGAACCTGACGTTTTATGACACCAGCGAGGATTACGCGAAGTCGGTATGGGGAAACCTCAGCCCAGATTCGCGTGAAAGCATCATGGGCGTTCTCAAGAGCAAAGGTTTCTATCGTGGCGACCGCAGTTTCGGTAACGATATTGATGCAATCCAAAACTGGTTGGATTATTCAAACACGTTGGGTGTGACTTCGAGTCGTGCGTTAACTGAGATGCAGAAGAATATGCCGAACTATGGTGGTGGTGGCGGGTATGCGCCTCGTTACCGTGTGTCATCGACTGACGATTTGAAGGCTGTCGCCCGTCAGGTGGCTCAGCAGACAATTGGCCGAGAGTTCACGACTGATGAGGCGAATCGGTTTGTTCAGGCGTATCAGTCGGCTGAGGTTTCTGCACAGAAGTCTGCTATGGGTGGTGGTGTGGTGCAGGATGTTGCGTCGGCTGATGTGTTTGCTCAGCAGTTCGCTCAGCAGGTCGCGCCGACTGAGGCTAATGGCTATCAGTTCTTGGGTTATATGAACCAGATTTTTAATGCGTTCGGAGGGCAGTAATGGCCGATAATAAGATTGTTCAAACTGTTGATGTCTCTGGCCCCGGTCGTTATGTATTGAAGTCTGACGGCAAGTGGTATTACCAGTTGGTTTCTGGCGGCATCGTTACTTCTGAATCCATTGTAAAGAAGGCAGAAGTCGATCAAGCCAAAGCGAGCACGCCCGCCCAACGAGGTGCGGTATCTCCCGGTGGCGGCGAACAAAATCGCATCCCTGCTAACACCATCTCAAACGAGGAGTTGGCGAATCAGATCGCACAACTTGAAGGTCTCAAAAAGAACTCTGATGGCACGTATACGTGGCAAGGCAAGAAACTCACGCCAACTGCATATCAGAATCAACTAACTAGCCTTCGTAATATTCGTGAAGAACGGAAGATGGCTGGCGTGTTCGGGCCTGAAGCGGCAGCGCAACGAGTCAACATCCAGCAAGAACGAGACAAACTTGTTCAATACATCGCCAATTTCAGCCAGCAACTCGAATTCGCAAAAACGATTGTTGCTAACACGACGGATACCACAGCGTATACGCGCGCTCAGGCGTGGGTTACCAAACTGACAGCCGATCAGAAAACACTTACCGGATTTCTCAATACGATTGATTCAACAGGCAAACTGCCACCAAGTTATGTTCTTCCTCCGATCCCGACACCGCAACAGATTCAGACAACTTCTCCTGTTTCTGCTAGCGGAACGATGGCTGGTGGTCGTCCGTCTGCTGGTGCTGCGAATGTCCCGTCTGGATTGATCCCGTCCCCCAGTACCGGCCCTGTGTCAGCCGCAGCGCGTGGTGAACAAGGTGTTCTTGCACCCGGTCAGCCCATCGCCGCAACCGATCAAGGTGCTGTTCAACTGCCCGCTGGTATCGACTTCGGTGCGTTAGCGGAAGGCGCATCGCGCGCCACTCCTGCCCCGGCTGTCACGCCACCGGCTGCCGGTCAACCCGCAACCACCACCCCGCCTGCCGCGGCTGGCACACCGGCCACCGCGACCCCAACCACAACTCCCGCCCCTGCCGGTGGTGCGGTAACCGCTAACGGTGTAACACTCCCCGCAGGTATCGACTTTGCTTGGCTCGCATCACAAACACCGACCACCCCTGCCGACTGGGAACAAGCCGCTGTTGAACTATATGGCGGCTATTACGAGATCATCAAGAACATCCCAGAGTTGCGTGGCCTTATCGGTCGGGCGATGGAAAGCAAATGGAGTCAAGACAAACTTCAATACGAACTGGAACAGACAACGTGGTGGAAAACGACAACTGCTTCGGCGCGTGCGTGGGAAGAACAGAAGGTTCGTGACCCAGCCACCCTGCAGTCGCAGATTGATGCTCGGATCGCAACGATCAAAGATTCGGCGTTGACTCTTGGGCTGCGTCTCCCCGATACATCGCTGGCACGGTTGGCTGAGGATTCGTTGAAGTTCGGTTGGACAGAACAACTGTTGAACAACGCTGTCGGTATGGAAGCGTTGAAGTCAACTGGTGGTGTGTCGGAACTTCGGCAGGGGTTCTACGGTCAGTCTGTTCGTAGCATCGCCAATCAGTATGGGGTGCCGGTCAGCGATACGTTCGTGAACCAATGGGTTGCCAAGATCGCAACCGGTGAGGAAAACCAAGCGTCGTATCAAGCGTACATTTCTGGATTGGCGAAAAACCTGTATCCGTCTTTATCGTCTGGTTTGGATCGAGGTTTGACGTTTGCTCAGATGACCGATCCGTATGCGCAGATGGCCTCGAACATTCTGGAAATCCCGTCGTCGCAGGTGGATTTTACCGATCCGAAGTGGGCTGCCGCGTTCACGATGAAAGACAGCAAGGGTCAGCAGATGCAGATGTCATATGGCGAGTGGGCTGATTATCTGCGTTCTACGCCGTCGTTTGGTTATGAATATACGGATGGCGCACGTAATAAGGCGTATGATGTTGTTGATCGTCTAGCGAAGATGTTTGGAGCAGGCTGATGGCTATTGACTATACTGATATGCCAGAAAGAGAGCAGCAAAAGGCTCTTGATATTTATGGTCGCCAAATGCGAGGAGAGATAACTTCCGCACAGGCAGAACAAGAAGCACGTGATAACGAAGAACGAGCACGTCGCCGTCGCGACCGTGGCGTGGCCGCTGGGAACTATTTATTGGGCGATCAGGCCGCCGCCGAAGAAGTGGTTCCGACTCAAGACGCTTATCTTGAGTTTCTTCAACAACAGCAAGCCGCCGCCGCAGCAGAGGCTAAGAGGCAGGCACAAGAATCTGCTAAGGATATAATCAACAATCTTCTTAGCCAGTATGGTTTAGAATCTTTAACAGGGTTCGTCAACGATTTGATTTTTAAAGAAGATGTTGTTTCAGAAGCAGCACTTATCGGAAAAATTCGCCAGACAGATCAGTATAAAGAACGGTTTAAAGGCATGGAAGTTCGCCGTAATAGAGGGCTGAATATGCCGTCCGAAGCGGAATACATTGGGCTGGAAAATACGTACCGCCAGTTGATGCGATCTGCCGGTATGCCCGCCGACCTGTTCGACACAGCCGACGATCTGTCCACTCTTATCGGCTATGACGTATCCCCTGCGGAACTGAACGCCCGTATCAACGAGGGTTACCAAGCCGTATCGCAAGCCAACCCTGAGGTTGTCAACCAAATGCGTCGACTGTACGGAGTTTCGGAAGGCCAGTTGGCCGCCTACTTCCTAGACCCGGAACGAACCCTGCCAGTCATCACCCGGCAGGCACAGTCAGCGCAGATCGCCGGTCAAGCCCAGTTGCAGGCAGGACAAGAAATCACCGCCGCACAAGCCGAAGAACTCGCGATGGCTGGTATCGGACAACAGCAAGCACAGGCCGGTTTCCAAACCATCGCCGGGGCACAAGAACTGTTCAACCCGCTAGCCGGAAGCACCGAAACCGGGATCACCCAAGAAGAACAAATCGCTGGTATCTTCGGCACGTCGGCTGCCGCACAACAGCGTATCCGTCAGCGCGCACGTGAACGTACATCTGTTTTCGAGGGCGGCGGAGCGTTCGCCGGGCAAGGATCAACCGTCACCGGTCTCCAGTAGCAGATAGTTGCATAGAACAACAACTCTGGTATACTCAATCCGATGCCAATAGGCAGGAACCCCCGCAAGGGGAGTAAGCAGCGGTCTCCCATGCCTCCGTGGGTGACTTGGGCAAAGGAGTGTACATATGGACGACAGCATCGAGTACGACGAAACGGAGTCGGGTCGCAATCCTCTACGCGAGAGGATGAAGCAACTGGAATCCGAAAACGCCGCCTTGAAGCAGAAGGCAGAGCAAGCCGCCGAAGCGTCACGAAAGTTGGCTTTCATGGAAGCCGGGATTGACCCGAACCTTCCAGTAGCCAAATACTTCATGAAGGGCTACGACGGAGAACTCACCGCCGATGCGATCAGGGCTGCCGCACTCGAAGCGCAGATCATCCGAGACGCGAAGGCCGAACAGTTGGCTTCCGAAGCAAAGGCATGGGATCGTACCCAGCAAGCCGCGCAGGGGAACACAACTGGAGAAGCCCCCGTTGATTGGGTGACCCGCATCAACAAAGCCAAGAACGCGGCTGAGGTTGATTCGCTGTTGGCCGAAATGCGCCAAGCCCAAGCAGCCTCCTAACATCCGTTAGGGGGCCAACCCTAAGGAGAACCCCCAAATGGCTTATACAGAAACCAGTTCGGTATCCGTCGATCAGGTCGCATTTGATCGGATTGCGTACTTCGCACTCCGCAGCGAACTTCTGTTCGATCAGGCTGCCGATGTCCAGCCCACCGCCCAGTCGATGCCCGGTTCGGGTGTCACCTTCACGATCTTCAACGATCTGTCGGCTGCCACCAGCACCCTGTCGGAGACCACCGATGTTACTGCTGTCGCTCTCAGCGATTCGCAGGTCACGGTGACCCTCGGTGAATACGGTAACGCGGTTATCACGACCGCCAAGTTGCGTGGCACCTCGTTCCTTGATGTGGACAGCGTGGCCGCCAACGTGGTTGGTTACAACGCCGGTGACTCCATCGATCAGGTCGTCCGTGACGTGCTTGCCGGTGGAACCAACGTGATCTACGGCGGCGGTGGAACCACCACCCCCACGGGTCGTACCAGCGTCACCGCAACCGACATCATCGAAGCGAACGACGTTCGCAAGGTGACTGCCCAGTTGCGTAAGGCAAACGCCGCAACCTTCAACGGCCTGTACATGGGTTTCATCCACCCGGACGTGTCGTACGACCTTCGTCGTGAGACCGGTGCCGCGTCGTGGCGTGACCCGCACGTGTATCAGGACACGATGGAGATTTACAACGGTGAGATCGGCGCCTTCGAAGGTGTCCGTTTCATCGAAACGCCCCGCGCGAAGGTGTTCGAGAACGCTTCAAACGGTTCCGGTTCGACCGGCACCATCGAGGTGTACTGCACGCACATCATGGGCCGTCAGGCTCTCGCGAAGGCTCACTCCATCACCGATGGTAACGGTGCCGTGCCGAAGATCGTGCGTGGCCCCGTGACCGACACGTTGGCTCGTCTCCAGCCCATCGGCTGGTACTGGCTGGGCGGCTACTCGCGATTCCGTGAGGCTTCGCTCCGTCGTATCGAGTCGGCTTCGTCGCTGGCCTAATCCAATCCGGCGTAGGGTCGGGGTGCCATCCTTCGGGGTGGTACTCCGACCCTTGTCTCACTAAGGAGTTGTTGTGAGTATTGCTAACTACGCTGAGTTGAAGATTCTGGATCATGCGACCGGTCGTGCTTCGTGGACTGCGCCTTCGGGTACGTATGTGAAGTTGCATACCGGCGATCCGGGTGAGGACGGCACGTCTAACGCTGCTACCGAAACTACTCGGAAGGCTGCGACGTGGGCTGCTGCTTCGTCTGGTTCAATTGCTACGTCTGCGACGTTGGAGTGGACGAACGTGAGTACGACTGAGACGTATTCGCATTGGTCTTTGTGGGATGCGTCGACGGCGGGTAACTGTATTTGGTCGGGGGCTTTGTCGTCGTCGGCTGCGGTGACTGCTGGCGATACGTTCCAGATCACTTCGTTGACGCTTTCCCTAGACTGATAGGGGGCGGGGGTGGCTGACCCCAGACTTGACCAACTGACTGATTTCACGTTCGCCTTTACGGGCGGGCCACGGTTTTATGTTGGTTTCAATACTGTCGCTAAGACGGCGACGGGTTCTGGTACGGGCAACCAGTCGGCTTCTGGTCGGCTGGTTGCTGTTCGTACTGCTTCTGGTTCTGGGGTGGGGGCTGGTTCTGCGGTTGGGTTGACGGTTCGTTCGCGTACTGCGTCGGGGTCTGGTGCTGGTTCATCGTCTGCGTTGGGCGGAATCCTTCATGTTCGGACGGCTACGGGTTCGGGCACGGGAACGGGCACGGCTGCGGGTCTACGGATTGTTCCTCGCACAGCGACCGGTTCTGGTATTGGTTCAAGTTCTGCTTCTGTCTTACGTCAGGTTCCTCGGACGGCTACGGGTTCGGGTGCGGGAACTCAGATTGCGAACGGCAGGCACGTTGCGCCTCGAACGGCGACCGGTTCGGGCACTGGTTCTTCTACGGCTCTAGGAGGCAAGAGCAACGCCCGTCAAGCCTCGGGGTCAGGACAAGGTTCAGCGACCGCCGCAGGGCTTCTGAGGGCCCTTAGAACGGCTTCTAGTAGCGGTGCCGGTGATGGTTCGGCGGTACCGGTTCGGGTGGCGGTGGTTACCGCGACCGGCTCAGGGGATGGCACGTCATCTGCGACGGGAATACGGTTCTTCAGTAAAACTGCTTCTGGTTCTGGGGCAGGCACCCAGTCGTCGGGTGGTTGGACTAAGAGTCTTATCTTCCGTCCTCCGGCAGACGACCAGTTCGCATGGGCTGATCGACGCGAACCGTCCGACGCATCATGGTTCCTATCCAAACTTGCGCGCGGTGGTCGCGCCCGCAACATCTACAAACTCAACACCGGGGTTTACACGAACACCGATCCGTTAGACCCCACGCTAGTCAGCAAGGTTTACTATGGCGGGCATGAACATTTCGTGGACGAAACAGAAAAGGCTGATCTTGTCGCAGCCGGGTACACGGTGACCTGATGCCCACCTTCCAACCACCCACCGACAACTTCCATAGTCTCGCAGACTTCTCCGTTGATCTTCCTAATTCGCCTGAGGTTCGACGCGCCTACGGTCTGCTGCGCCACTATGGTTCTTTGCCGCGAGGCCGAAACGTCTACAAACTCGATACTGGCACCTATACTGAGAACGAGCCGTCCGATATGACCACCGTAGTTATCACCTACTATGGCGGTCACGTATACGATCTGACGGAACAAGAAGCCGCCGATCTAACTACCGCTGGTTACGGAGCGTACATTTCGTGAAGCACCGCGAAACCCATCCCGATCTGAACGTCGAAGGTTGCTTCGCGTGCAAGATCAGCCATATTGCCGTGTCATCCGATGCGACCCCCACCCGCAAATCGCACAGCCATCAGATCAACGAAACCGAACGACGCTGGCATAAAGACATGGACGCATACAAACGTCTCCGCAAGGACGGGTTGCAACCCCACAAGATTGACGGGGCGGCCAAAGTGGAGGCTCGCGCTAAGACGGAGTTCCAAGTGGAGTCCGGCCACGTGTGAAAACCTACAATCTGTACGGGGTATTCAATATCCCCCATGTCGGTTATGGGCGTATGGTGACTTCGATGCGGGACGCGCTCACGAAGTACGTCACGTTTGACGAACTGTCCGAAGCGTCTATCTATGCTGTCCCACCGGACATGGTGAAAGGCTGGTATGACGGTCAACGCACCGCTTGTCTCACCATGTGGGAAACCGACCTAGTGCCAGAACGGTATACCCGTACGCTCAGAATGTTTGACACGGTGATCGTCCCATGCGAACAGAACCGGGAACTGTTCTCCCGATTCCACGACGATATCAAAGTGATACCACTCGGGATCGATCATGACTGGTGGCATCCCGTTGATACACCAGCGAACGACCGATTCCGGTTCATCACGGGTGGCTCCGGCTGGAAACGCAAAGGCATCCAACAGATCATTGATGCGTTCAAACAGTTGAATCTTCCTGATTCGGAACTGCTCATCAAATGTACCCCCGATCTGCTGGACGACCCCAAGTTGTACGAGTTCGGGGAGAACATCATCGTTGTCAAGGAACGGATGACGGTGGAGCAGGAACGCGACTTTTATGCCACCGCCGACTGTTTCATCTCAGCCACCCGCGGCGAAGGGTTCGGCATGATCCCCCTCCAAAACCTTGCGCTCGGCAACCGGGTTATCGCCCCCGCCCACACCGGCCACCTCTGGTTCTCCCACCTGTTCGACTATCCGCTGGATTGGGAATGGGGGCCAGCCGCCATGCAATACTTCCTAGAAGTCGGCAACTGGTGTGTCCCCGACAACGATCAACTGTTGGACGCGATGCGGGACGCATACACCAAAGGACGACCGCCTCTGTGGGAACGACAACAACGGTTCGAGGCAACCCTCCAGTTCACGTGGGATAACTGCGTCAAAGAACTCATTCGTGTCTTCCCACCCGGAGGAACCGTGAAACAGGGCGACTGGCTGGATGCAGGCGGTCGTAAAGTCAAGGTACGCGCCTTGAAAACCGCCCAATGCGATGTCGGCCAATACCACATCAAACTGGTCAAAGACCAAGAAACATACGTGCCGATCTCAACGCTGATGCACCTGTTCGAGTGCAGGCTTGTCACCGAATCCGCAGACTAAATAGGGTATACTCGGCGGTATGGCTGTCTATCACGGGAAGCAGGTTTCCTTGAATTCGCCCCGTCCGATCAAGCGGGGCGAACCCGGCTATGGCCGCAAGAAGTCTGTCGTGTTCGTATCGGCTGGCGATCAGGTCAAGAAGGTTATGTTTGGTGATCCGAATATGACAATCAAGAAGAACCAGCCGGGTCGACGTTCCAACTTTCGGGCGCGCCACAACTGCGATAACCCCGGCCCTAAGACTTCGGCACGGTATTGGAGTTGCAAAGCATGGTAGCGAAGAAGAAGCAGTTTTGGGATACTCCGAATCCGAAGAAGAAGTCGTCGCCGTTGACCGAAGGCCAGAAGAAGGCGGCTCAGGCACGGGCGGCTAAGGCTGGTCGTCCGTATCCGAACCTTGTCGATAATGCTTGGGCGAAGGGTCGCTGATGGCTGCGAAAAAGAAGAACAAGGTTGAGAAGGTGATGCGCGAGTTCAAGGCTGGCACTCTTCATTCTGGTAAGGGTGGCCCGGTTGTCAAGTCCCGTAAGCAGGCTGTTGCCATCGCGTTGTCTGAACAGGCTCGCGCTAAGAGAAAGAAGTAAAACATGATGTACGGCGGCGAATACATGAAGAAAGACAAGCACGGTAAAGCCCACGAAAAGTCTGAGGATGAGGGCGAGAAGTATCGTGAGTACGGTTGTGCTGGCCCGTCAACGACCCTGTTGCAGATTCTTGCGACTGACAAGAAAGGTAAGTGAGATGTACGGTATGAAGAAGAAGGGCGAACCTAAGCCGCCGATGCCGAAGCCTGCCCCTACTAAGAAGCCTCCGGTTCCGAAGCCCGCTAAGAAGAAGTGACTACAGCAGGGAACCTGATTGATCGGGTCGTCCAACCCTTGTTGGCTGGCACCGTTGAAGAGCGCAACAAGATTGCGGCTTCTATCAACACGTCCGAAACGTCCCTAGTCCTGACTTACGCATTGGGTTCTTTGCGTGAACACACCGTATTCGAAATTGACTCGGAACTGTTTTATATTTGGGAATCGAACGTCACCAACAAAACATTGACCGTCGAACGTGGCTACGGAGGAACAACCGCCGCCAGCCACAGCGCAGGGGCCACGATCACCGTGAACCCGAAGTTCCCCCGCAACCAGATACTGACCGCCCTTAATAGCGAACTTGCCGACTATTCGTCACCGATGAACGGCTTGTTCCAAATGAAGACAGTAGACATCTCGTATAACGGGTCGGATCGGATGATAAATCTCGCAGGTATCACCGACCTGATCGATCTTTATGAGGTTCGTTTACGCTATTTGGCTGACGACTACCCGGTGATCCGTAACGTCCGATTGATGCGGGATATGCCCACCACCGACTTCGCTTCTGGTCTTGTATTGGCATTCGATGATGATGTCCGATCAGGTTCATTGCGTGTGGTTTACAAGGCCCCCTATACGGCATTTAGTTCCGAGTCGTCAACGGTTACCAGCGCGGGTGCGGGAACGGAAATTGAAGACCTGCTTGTTTTGGGCGCACAAATTAGAATACTTGCTAGCCGTGAAGTCAAACGCAACTTCATTGAATCGCAAGGCGATACTCGCCGTTCGGATGAAGTTCCCGCTGGTGCAATGGCGAACTCTGTGACGAACCTGTTGCGGTTGCGTCGTGACCGCATTCAGGCTGAGGCCGCACGATTGGCACGGCTATACCCGTTGCGTATTAGGAAGTAGCCGATGGCTACGACCGGCCTGATTGATTTCACCACCCCATATACGGGTGGCCCTTCGTTCTATACGAGCACCGGCTCTACATCACTTGTACCGGACATTTTCCCGGTCGCATTGTCCGGTCATGCGTACCAGATCGACATGAAATCTGGCCGGTTTGGTCGTGCGTTTGAACCACGTGTCCGTGATTCGGTTGACCAGTCAGCGTTGCCGGGTGAGGCTGCGATTAGCCCGCAAGGTTTGTGGCGACGCGCCCAAGCGTCATGGCATAAAGGTTCCGGTCAAAAGTATGCGGATACGGGTGACGCACAGGACTATCGGTTTTGGACTAGCAAGGGTGTGAATCCGTGGACGAAGGGTGAACTTCGGTTGTTGCCAACAACCAGCAAGTTCTTGTCGTCTGCGAATACGAACCTGCGGATGTGCGTAACTGACGGCAGACTGTATGTGTCTGACGGGCAGACGTTGAAATATACGACTGATCTCACGAACTTTACGACGGTGACCGGTACTCCGGCTGCGAGCATCGAGGGGTTGACAACTGACGGGTATAACGTGTGGGCATCGTTCGCTAGTAACGGTATTTACATTACGGACACTTCGTCGTCGGCTGCGACCTCCTACTCCACCGGACACGAGTGGAACCAGTTGCAGTATGTGAAAGGACGGTTGATGGCGTTCGGTCGAAGCACCGACTCCTACAAACTGTGGAACATCACCGCATCAGGCAACAACCCGGCTGTTCTGTATTCGCATCCGAACACCAAGTTCAACTGGGTGGGTGCGGCTGGCGGGCAACAACACATTTACGTTGGCGGTTACGCGGGTGGCGTGTCGCTGATCTATCGCACCAACATCAAAGCAGACGGCACCGCCCTTGATATCCCTACGCAAGCAGCAGAACTTCCTATCGGTGAAGTAATCCATTGTTTATACGGCTACCTGTCTTACATCATTGTTGGCACGAATAAGGGTGTGCGGTTCTGCACCTCGGATGGTGACGGGAACCTTGTGGTCGGCCCGATCCTTGAAACCCCGAACACGGTTTACTGTGCGACCGGTGACGGCAAGTACGTATGGTACGGCTGGTCAAACTTTGATGGCACCTCAACCGGTTTGGGGCGCATGGATTTGTCTGAACTGACTGGCGTGAACGAACCGGCGTACGCATCCGATCTGATGGCTACTGCGCAGGGCGATGTGCTTCATGCTGCCAACTGGAACGGCACCCGCCTATTCTCGGTATCCGGTGACGGCATCTACAAAGAGGACACCGTTCTTGTGAGTGAAGGGTATGTGGAGGCTGGCACCTACCGGTGGGGTGTTCCCGACCGCAAATTCCTTCCCCGTTTTGACATCCGTACGGAACCGTTGAACGGCACCATCGTCCCCTACCTTGACCACGACTCGTCCGGCTACGCCGCCCAAACAGGGCACGTGATCGCTGGCGATACCGAAAAGACAATTCCGTGTGAGCAGGTCGGATTCTCCGATGTGGCAGTCAAACTGGTGTTGACTCGTTCCACTACGACCACCACCCTCGGCCCTGTCCTCACCCGTTGGCAAGCCCGCGCCTACGCCTCCCCCACCCGATCCAAAGTATTTTCCGTCCCCCTGCTACTCCACCGAAAAATCAATATTCGTGGCCGGGAGTTCTTCTTCAACATCCAAGAAGAACTGGACTTCCTTGAAGAACTGATTATGAACGGAAAGATTGTTTCCTACCAGCAGGGCAACACCCTCTATGAAGTGATCGTCGAGAATGTAGAATGGGTGCCAGTCGACTCTCCTAACAACAGTTGGGATTGGGACGGCACCGCAATTATCACAGCAAGGTCTATCGATTAAGGACAACTGATGGCATATACACGCAGAACATACGCTGGCGGTGCAGCGGCTACCACTATTTCTGGTGCTCTAACCGCAGGTTCCACCTCTATCACAATCGCCGCCTATACCGGCTGGCCGTACGGCACCGACCCATTCTATGTGGTCGTGGCCCCCGGCACCGCCTCGGAAGAAAAGATCCTTGTCACTCGGTCGACATCCACCAGCACCACTCTGTCGGTCACGACCCGTGGCGTGGACGGGACGACGGCTGCTTCTCAGGCTTCCGGCTCCACTATTTATCCGGTGTTCACGGCTGTTGATGCTGACGAAGCAAACGCTGTCGCCTCAACTCTGACTACGAAAGGCGATCTGCTTACCTATACCGGTTCGGCGTACGCCCGTACGGGGGTTGGGGCAAACAACACTTTGTTGGTTGCAGATTCAGCCCAGACAAACGGCATCAAGTGGTCTGCCACCCTGTCAGGTTTGACGCTGACCAGCCCAACAATTTCAACAATCAGTAATACCGGGACGCTTACCCTTCCGACATCAACGGACACGCTTGTTGGTCGTGCAACTACTGACACGTTGACGAACAAGACGTTGACTGCTCCGGTGGTGACGACGGTTGATTTGACGGGTGGTGTGGTCGATCAGTTGCAGGAGGATTGGAACATTGTGGCTTCGGCTGCGACCGGAACAATCAACTTTGATTTGAAAACTGCAAGCGTCTGGTATTACACAAGCAACGCAACAGCGAATCATACGATCAATGTGCGTGGCGATAGTTCTACCACCTTGTCGTCGTTGCTGGCGGTCGGTGATTCGGTGACTGTCGTGTGGGCGAATACGAATGGTACGACCGCGTATTATCCGTCGGCGTTTCAGGTGGATGGTTCTAGCGTGACTCCGAAGTGGCAGGGCGGCACGGCTCCGGCTGCGGGTAATGCGTCGTCGGTGGATTTGTATTCGTATACGATTGTCAAGACTGCTGCTACTCCGACGTATACGGTGTTTGCTTCGCAGACACAGTTCAAGTAAGGGTCGTTTATGCCGCTTGTTGGTACTCGTGCGAATGCTTCGGCTCGGGCTTATGGTTTCACCTCTGGTTCTGGGCCGGAGGTGTTGGGTGGCATGGTGTTGATTACACCGACCAGTATTGCGTCGACTGGTACGGGCAATTCGTCCAGTATCGGGGCGAACGGGTCGGTGACGTTCAGTACGTGCGAAACGCTGTCGTTGAATG